TTACTCAAAAAAAAGCGACGAGAAAATCAGCATCAACGAACAATAAGCGCCAATACGTGATAACAAATGGCAGCCATATTTATCTGCAGTATAAGCAATGGACAGGATAACCACACCAGAAACCGTCAGCATAAAATCCATTTGAACTTCCCCGGACAAAATCGACTCATCTAAAGATTTACAGCTCTTTTTATTATCAATATGTTAAAAGTAAAATAAACAGATGTTCAATAACACGAATACAAAAACGTGCTGAAATTCAATGAATCCATTTCTGTGTCATCAATTAATAGTGATAAACATCCGGCTTCTTCCACCATCGCACCGGACAGGCGACTATGAGGGGACAACGCCGCGCTCCGTTAACGCGGTAAACCCCGGTGTGTATCGTTTTTGATTATCCCCGCACACTCGCGCAGAGGAGTCTCCCTGTCGGGCTGCGGTCTCTGTTAATGCAAGAATACGGCGACAATACCGCGCATGGATAATAAGGTCGCTCAACACACTGGCTGTAATGCAGCGGATACCATGCGGCATTTAGCGGCATTCATCGTACACTCCACGGTTAGCTCTTCATTCGTGGCATTCACCTGAAAGGTCCGGGAGTGTAATTGCGTACATTTACCACTGAACGAACCTTCAACAAGAACACGACCACGCTGCAAAATACGGAACGGAATTGTTCCCTGAAAAGGTTCTACGGTTACCCGTAATTTCTTCATGTATCCTCCGGATAATAAAAAGCCAGCTTAGTGCACTGAGTGCGGATATATTCCTGCGCCCCTTCCAGCTGCTTCTGCATTGTCATCAACCGTTCTCTGAGGATGAAATAATCCCG